ATGTGGCCCCCACCCCCCTATACCCTTGTATTTAACATAATGCTGTCCAAAAAATTTCTAACTTTTCGCTTGCCAAGTTGTAACAATAAATTGTAACAGTGATGAACTACGAAAAACGGGAGAAATACGTTGGCAGTTTTTGGATACACACGCGTCTCGACTGAAGACCAGATCGAGAACACATCACTCGATGATCAAGCCCGCCAAATCCAAGGCATCGCGCTCACGCATAATTTGGAACTGGACCATATATACGAAGAGCGCGGCGTCTCTGGCGGTGTTCCGCTATTACGCCGAGAAGAAGGCTGCAAGCTGGCGTTCCTCCGGCCGGGCGATACTGTTATCGTATCGAAGCTGGACCGTATGTTTCGCGATGCGAGAGACGCACTAAACGTGATTGCCGACTGGGAGACGGCGAACATCAATCTCATCATCAACGGCTACGGCAATGTGATGGACAAGGCCAACCCGAACGGACGCTTCATGCTAGAGATCATGGCCGTCTTCTCCGGGGAAGAGCGCCGCCGTATCAGAGAACGTGTCACCGCCGGTAAGAGAGCCAAGCGTTCGCAGGGTGGATATGTCGGTGGCAAAGTGCCATTCGGATTTAAGAAGTCGGGCACAGGCCGCAAGGCCAAGCTGCACCCAGAACCAAACGCGCAGGACGCATTGATAACAATGAAAGCCGCACGCGTTAAAGGTCATAGCTACCGCGATATTGCTATTATCGTAGCAAAGCGTCATGGTATATCAGTTAGCCATCAAACAATCGCACGCGTAATAAGGGGAGATAAGAATGACGAAATCTGAACCAAACTTCTTTTTGGAGTTTCTGAAGAAATACCGCGATGATCCCGTCGGGTTCGTGCGGGATATTCTAAGGACGAAGCCAGACCCGTGGCAGATCGAGTTTCTGAAAGCGATTAGTTCTGGCGAGCGCCGTATCTCCGTTCGCTCAGGCCACGGCGTCGGCAAATCGACAGCCGCAAGCTGGGCCATGCTGCATTACTTCCTGACGCGGTATCCGGTGAAGGTCGTTGTGACTGCGCCGACATCCGCACAGTTGTTCGATGCGATGTTCGCGGAACTGAAGCGATGGGTGAATGAACTGCCGGAAGTGCTGAAGGTTCTGATCGAAGTCAAGGCCGACCGTATTGAATTGAAGGCCGCATCGAGTGAAGCCTTTATCTCCGCCAGAACGAGCCGGGCGGAAACGCCCGAAGCCTTGCAAGGTATCCACGCCGACAACGTACTGCTCGTCGCCGATGAGGCGTCGGGTATACCTGAAAGTGTGTATGAAGCCGCGTCCGGTTCTATGTCGGGCCACAACGCGACGACGCTTCTTCTCGGAAACCCAACGCGAAACACCGGATTATTCTACGACACGCACAACCGTTTGAAGGGTGAATGGAAAACCTTCCACGTTAGCTGCCTTGACAGCCCACGCGTATCCGATGCGTTCGTCCGAGAGATGCAGTTGCGATACGGCGAAGACAGCCCGGCCTACCATGTCCGTGTTCTCGGTAACTTCCCGCCGCGTGAAGAAGATACGGTCATTCCTGTCGAGTTGATTGACAGTGCCATGAACCGCGAGATCAAAATCGCCAAGAACACCAAGAGCGTATGGGGCCTAGACGTTGCGCGTATGGGGTCGGACGCTTCCGCACTCGCCAAGCGGCGCGGCCCAGTTGTAGAAGAGATACAGACTTGGAAAGGTCTGGACCTGATGCAGCTAACCGGCGCAGTCGTAGCCGAGTTCGAGGCGCTGACGCCATCCGAACAGCCAGTCGAGATACTGGTCGATAGCATCGGGTTGGGGGCCGGTGTCCTTGACCGTCTGCGCGAACTGGGTCTGCCAGCGCGTGGGATCAACGTTGCGGAAAGCCCCGCGTTGAAAGGAACTTACGCCAACCTACGCGCCGAGTTGTGGTTCAAATGCAAAGGATGGCTGGCGAACCGTGACGTTAAGATACCGAAGGATGAGCAGTTGTTCGCCGAGTTGGCGTCACCGCGCTACACCTTTACGTCGTCAGGCAAGATGCAGGTGGAGAGCAAGGAGAGCATGAAGAAGCGCGGGCTTCCGTCACCAGATAAGGCGGACGCCCTCTGCTTATGTCTGGCCACCGATATATCGACCATCATGCACGGCTACTCGATGGCCAACAAGTCAGGCGCACTGCGTAGAAATATTAAGGGGGTAGTTTGACATAAATAAAAGATGTGATATATTTGTCTTGCCCGGCAGGTTTTTCTCTCTCCCTCTCCTGCCGGGCGTCTTGAGTGCTAAGGGGTGTGCGAGGCTGTGCCGCCGGTAATAGCGACTGAATGATATGCAACTCCCATCTCATTCGAAACGCCGCCACCCCGCTTTTTTGCTTTTCCACAAACTTTAAGCTATAGGCGTCCGTAGGGAGCGTACCCGTGGAAACAAAAACTTGTCCAAAATGTGGCGAAGAGAAGCCGACTGATGACTTCTATTTCCAGAGGCGCGCATGTAAGCCGTGCGTGCGCGAACACCAACGCCAGTTCAGAGACGCCCGACCCGGCTACAACCACGCTAACAATCTCCTACGCCGATACGGTATTAGCGTCGATGAGTATAAAACTCTCCTCGCCAACCATAATTTTGCTTGCGCTATTTGTAAGGTAGAAATACCTGACGCATTAGGTTATAAGGGCAGGAGATCAGGTGTCGTAGATCATAACCACGAGACGGGTGATGTGCGCGGCATACTATGTTCAAAGTGTAATTTAGTTCTTGGCCACGCACGAGAGAGTACGGATATTCTTTATCAGGCCATTGTGTACTTGAGTGAGCGCGGCGCGTATACGCCAAAGAAATAGGTTTGATTGCATGGTTGCGAAGCGTTTTCAAAATCCGAAGGGCGGCCTCAATGCAGCGGGACGTAGCCACTTCAAGAAGACCGAAGGGGCCAACTTGAAAGCGCCTGTTAAATCAGGGGATAATCCACGGAGGGCATCATTCTTAGCGCGTATGGGCAATATGCCGGGGCCGGAGCGTAATGCGAAAGGCGAACCAACCCGCCTTCTCTTATCGCTGCAAGCGTGGGGTGCGTCATCTAAAGCAGACGCGAAGTCCAAAGCCAAAGCCATATCAACCCGAAACAAGGGGAAGTCAAAATGAAGATGGGTCTATACAGCAACATCGCAGCCAAGAAGGACCGGATCAAAGCTGGTTCTGGCGAAAAGATGCGTAAGCCGGGGACGAAGGGCGCTCCTACCGCAGCCGCATTTAAGGCTGCCGCGAAAACCGCAAAGGGTAAAAAGAAATGAAGAAACCTACTAAGGCCGACAAGAAAGTGGCCAAGGTCATGGGCGAGTATAAGCGCGGCACACTGCCCGCTGGCGTAAATCCTAAAGGCCCTGCAAAGGCTCCCTTGGCTAAATCGCGTAAACAGGCTATAGCTATCGCCCTGTCCGAAGCTGGCAAGTCAAAAAAGAAGTAAGGCTAAAATATGGCATATCGCAATAATCGTAAGCCGACTAAGGATCAGATGGCTAAGAACAACCGTATGTATCAGGATACGGGTGTTACCAACACCAATTCTGAAAACGACGATAGCGAAGATATGTCCGATGAAACTTCGATGGAACTTCCCGACGGTACGGAAGTTACTATTGAAGAGCCAGAGATGGAAGACGAGCAGGTAGAAGACCCTGTATCCGAAGAAGAACTCCAGAACATTATCACCGCCGAGATTGACGACGCGCAGGACTACATCGACGATGTGATCTCGCCGGAGCGTGCGCTTGCGGGCCAGTACTATAAGGGCGAACCCTTCGGCAACGAAGAGGAAGGCCGGTCGCAGGCAATGTCGATGGATGTACGGGATACTGTACAGGCCATGATGCCGTCGATTATGAAAGTATTTTTCGCGGCAAACAATGTCGTCGAGTTTGCGCCGAATGGCCCAGAAGATATTGCCAGCGCGCAGCAAGCGACGGATTACGTCAACTACTGCCTGACACGCGATAACAACCTATTTAATGAATGCTACTCCACATTCAAGGACGCACTGATCCGTAAGAACGGTATCATGAAAGTCTGGTGGAATACCGAGAAGGATGTCACGACCCACTACTTCACGGGTCTGGACGAAGCTACCTTCTCGGTCCTTCAGGCCGATGAGAATATCGAAGTCAAGGACGTAGAGATTACCTACGGCCCAGTGCCGATGGTTCCACCAGAAATGATGGGCATGGAGCCTCCACCCCCACCCGCGACATACGACTGCACCGTTGTCCGCACCACGGAGAAGGGCCGCCTGTGCGTCCAGTCCGTACCGCCCGAAGAGTTTCTGATCGACCGCCGTGCGCGTTCTATTGAGACAGCCGAGTTTGTAGCCCACCGTCGTTACGTTACGGTATCCGATCTTGTGAAGATGGGCTATGATTTCGATGAGGTCCAAGACCTTGGCTATGAAACGCTTGATGACTTTGAAGGCAACCAAGAAGCCTTTGACCGTAACCCGCAAGCGTTCGTTCAGATCACAGGCCGCACAGATACGACATCGCGCAAAGTCCTTTACATCGAGGGCTATGTGTATGTTGACATGGACGGCGACGGGATCGCGGAACTTTGCCGCGTCTGCGTTGCTGGCACGGCCAACAAGATACTTCACTACGAA